GAGTTTAATAACTATAAATGGGTAGAGGATAAGAACGGACATCTTCTTAACAAGCCTATTGATAATCATAATCACGCAATAGATAGTTTAAGGTATGCCGTTACTATGGTTAAGAGTAAACCAAACATAGGTAAATATTCTATTCGTTAAAATATTTTAATATTTATTTGTAAATAGTTTGGTTATATAAAAAATAGTTTTATATTTGTAGAGAACAAAAACAAAGAAACTATGACAATTTCAAATTCAACTGACAGTAAAAGAGTAAACATAATAACTGACAACGGCTACGGAGATTCTATTTTTAGAGCTTTTTACGTTCAGGTTTATAATGGAGAAGAACAAGTTTTAGATTCAAAAGAATATAAATCTTTTAAAATGGCTGAAAAATGGGCAGCTAAAAAATTAAACAATTAAAATCCCCTTGCAAGAGTGCTACGAAAAATGGATGAGCCAAAGTATGTAGCACAATCCCTCACTTTAATTAGTGGGGGTTTTTTTGTATCTTAGTTTTTTGTACAAAATAAACAAATTACTATTTAATAATATGAAGCTAACAATACCTACAAATCTAAGTGAAATTAATCTTGGTCAATTACAGAGGCTAACTAACCTAGAGAATGAAGAGCTTAACGCAGTAGAGATGCAAAAGAAAGCGATAGAACTGCTTACTTCTGTAGATAGAGCAACAATAGACCTTTTTAAATTGAGTGATTTAGAGAGCGTATATGGTAAGCTGCTAAGTTTATCAAGGCGAGAGGATAAATTGCATAGGTTCGTAACGATTGAGGGAGTGAAATACGGCTTTCATCCTAACCTATCAGAGATAAGTACAGGAGAGTTTGCCGATTTAGATACACTTTGCCAAGACTTCAACGATAACTTGCACTTGATTATGGCTATTTTGTACAGAAAGGTTACGTTGAGAAGTACGGAAAGTATAAGATTGAGTCTTATGATGGCGATGTTGAAGCAAGAGCTGAGTTGTTTAGAAGTAAACTACCTGCAAATGTAGTAAATGGTGCAATGGTTTTTTTTTGGACTATCGGAAACGATTACTTGACAAATACTCTCAACTCTTTACAGGTGGATCAAGCGACCAAAAGCAACAAAACTTCGGTAAGAAGTGGGGATGGTATTCTATCCTGATGAGTTTGTGCAATGAAGATGTATTAAAATTAGATGAGGTTACAAAAATAGGTATTAGCAAAGCGTTTACATATATGAGTTACCTTAAAGACAAAGAAAGAATAAAGAAATGAAAACATTTAAATCAGTAGTTGAGCAATTTGAAGCTATATGTGTTGCACATAAGCAATTAAACTCCTTCACATTTGGAGATATATTTGAAGTTGATTTAAGCAATGAGATGAACTTTGCCAAGGCTCATTTAATAGAGCAACCTGCAACGATTAACAATAGAGATTTTGTATTTACTTTTGATTTGTTGGTTATGGATTTAGTAGCAGCAGATGGTTCAAATCAAACTGATGTGCTAAATGATACCTTTCTAATTTTATCAGATGTATATAGAGAGTTCAAGAATGGTATTGCAAAGGCAACCTCTCCTATGACTTCGAGAGATTATGTAGTAAGCGATAATATTAATTGTGAGCCATTTACAGATAGGTTTGAGAACTTATTAGCAGGATGGAAAGGCACAATATCAATAACAGTTCCAAGTCATAACAACGCTTGTAACTCTCCAATATGATAATAAGAGGTAATAAAGAAACTATACTTATATGGCTGCGTTCGATTACGAAAAAACACAAAAAGCATTGAATAAATTTGGAAAGGATGTTGTCATTCGTGCTGCTACTTTACTGCAAACTCGCAAACGGGGGTACGATACTGGCAAACTTTTTAAATCATTGGATCATGATTTGCAGGTTGCTGCTAATTCTATAAGTCTAAAGTTTAGAATGGAGGATTACGGTCTTGCAATTGATTCAGGAAGAGGTAAGAGTGGGAAGAATAACGGAGGGCAGTTGTTCCCTAAGATATTAGATTGGGTTAAAAGAAAGGGTTTAAGACCTCGTAATTCAAAAGGGCAGTTTGCTGCTTGGAGAAACAAAGAACAACAACAGAGAGGTATTGCATTTGTAGTAACTCGAAAAATACATAGATTTGGATATAAGGGTACAAACTTCTTTACTGATGCATTTGAAAGTCAATTTAAGAAGCTACCTAAAAAGATAGAAAAAACATTTGCATTAGATGTCGAGAGATTTCTAGCACAATCAATAGATGAGATAAATGGCAACAACAGTAACTAGACCTAATTATTGGGTATTAACATTAACAAGCAATACATCACCTGTATTCAACTTTAAATTTGTAGTTGATATTTTTATTGATGGTGTAAAACAAGCAAGGCTAAAGCAACCTAAAAACGCTAGTAGTTCAGCACACTTTTCTTTTGAAAGGATTGTGAAGAATTATATAGATGTAACGCATGACCATGCAAACACTATAGGGGGAACAATCAAATATGATAGTGTTCATTTAATGCCTCAGAATAAACCTGAAGAGATTGCAGGTACATTTAAAGATTATGTATTTAGTAAGAACGATGGCACATTAAAGGAAGTAACATTTAAGTTCTACGAAGAATATGCAAGTTCATCAGGAGGTACTATTGCAGTAACATCATCAACAACGGCATCAGATTTAAAAGTTGTTGTTATCAACTATGCAAATGATTGGGTTGATGCTATGAATTTTGATGTAGAAACTTTTGACTTCAAAACAGATGCCACAGTTTTAGGTAGATTCTTAACAGAGCTTCCTGATGCAACAACGAAGCCAAATGATACAAATGGTTTAATACCTCATTTAACTAGCTTAAACGATTATAAGACTTTTGCTTGGCTGAATGAACACGATACTTACTTTAATACAGAAGCAGGTTTTGTTGTTTATAAATTTTATCGAGAAGTACCCAATTCAGATTTCTCAAATTATCTTGGGAGGATTGAGTGTAGTAATGAAGCAAACTTTGGAGGGGAAGTTCCTGCAAGTGCAAACACGCAAGATGAGTTTTTAATATTTGCAGGTGTTGGTGGTGCTAATGTAAGCAAGTTAAAATATGTAAGTCGAGGTAATTACCAAATGGATACTACAATAAAATACTACACAGTAAGATATGGCGATGCAAGTGTTACTAGCACTTTAATAGGTCAAAGTCATATAACTGCAGGGGATTCAATTACAATAGAAACAGTAGGAACAACAGATTTCACTTCAATAGGCTCTCCAAATAATAATGTAGGAACTACTTTTTACGCTACTGGAAGTGCAACAGGCTCAGGTAAAGGATATTTAAGAGAGCCTAAAGTTATAGGTAAAAGATATTTGTTTGAAGTTTCAACTGATAGGAATTGCAACTCAACAAGATTTGATGAATATACTTTAGCTTGGAAAAATAAATATGGTGCTTGGGATTACTACTTATTTGATGGAGAACATTCTGAAAAGGATAGCTATAAAAGAGAGGTAAAACAAAAGCGATTAGCAGGTAGTTGGAACGCAGCAGCATTTAGTTTAAGTTCTTATGAGAGAGGGAAGGTTCAAACGGTAACGGGATCTAAGCAGATAACAATAAACACTCGCAATATAACAGATGATTATAACGACTTTTTTAAGGGCTTATTAATGTCTGATGAGGTAATGCTAATAAATCCTGTTAAAGAGGGCGATGATGCAACGAAAAGCGTACCTATTCCAGTAAATATCAAGAATACAAGTTTAGATTATAAGACGAATTTAAAAGATAAGTTAGTTCAATACTCATTCACTATTGAGATGGCTCACGATTTAAAAAGAAGAAACTAATGGTTCAGTTAGTAGTATATACACAAATCACAGATAGTCCTGTTTATTTAGACTTAGGAGATATATCTATTAAGGCTAATTATTCAAGCGTTGAGATACAAGATATATCAAAAAGAAAGTCAGAATATACAAACGCTTTTACTCTACCATTCAGTAAAACAAACAACGATTTCTTCGGGCATTTCTACGAGGTTAATTTATCCGATGCAAGTTTCAGAGCTGATGTAAAAGCAAAGTGTTCTATTTATGTAGATTCAAACTTGCAATTTGATGGATATATACAACTGTTAAAAGTTGATAAGTTAAAAGAAACTTACGAGGTTTTATCATTTGGAGATATTGCAAACATATCTAAAGAGTTGGGAGAGGACAAACTTAATGAATTAGATTTAAGCAAATACAATCACTTACTAACTCAAACAAATGTAGAGCAAAGTTGGGCAGGAAATATTGATTATGTAGGTTCTCAGCCAAACGGAAGTGAAATTCTATACCCAATCATTGACTACGGACAAGCATATACAGGCGAGTCTATTTCAAGCAATGATGGTGCGATACGAGTTAGGAATTTACGACCTGCCATAAAAGTTAAATCATTATTTGATGCTATTATAAACAAAGCAGGTTATACATATACCTCTACTTTTTTAAGCTCTACTTTTTTCACAAGTCAATACATGACTTTAGCGAATGATTTAGAAGGTGCAGTAACTAACTCAGTCGATGGTTTTAAAGTGGGAATGTCAGCAGACCAAACTTTAGGAACTTCAACTACTATTGATTTTGATAATGAAACTAGTGCAAGTGGTTATTTTGATGTAGGTGGTAATTTTAACACAACTTCAAATGCTTATGTAGTTCCTCACAATGGAGTATATCAAATTAGACTGCAAGCCGTTTTAAATATTACAACTGCTTCAACTTTTGCATCAGTCGGGAAGTTATATGTTAATGGTTCACATGTTTTGAGTGTTACTTTGCCGACACATCTTATTGGTACTGGTGTAGATGTTTACACTAACACATTTAACACTTTAGAATTATCAGCAGGAGATTCGGTTACTATTGTTATAGAAAAAGCCTTTGGTAGTTCTATAACTATTAAAGCTAATAGCACAATAAATAGCACTCTTTATGATTCTTTTGTTCAATTAATAGAAGCACCTGCATCAGTTGAAGGTGGCGAGGTTGATTTCTCAGCAGGTAATAACATATTTCCAAAAGATAACCAAGTTGATTTTATTAAGTCAATTCTAGCTAGATACAATCTAATAGTTGAGGTCGATAATGAAAATCCTAAAAACCTAAATATAATTCCTTTGCAGGATTATTACGATGCAGGAACTTCAAAAGATTGGACTGATAAATTAGATGAAAACAAGAGTATCCAAATACAACCTACAACAACCATAAGAAATAAATCTTTAAACCTTAAAGACTTAGAGGACTCAGATACTTTAAATCATTATTGGCAAAATCATAAAGGTGGAATATATAACCAAAAGAAATTTGATTTCTATGGCGATTTTGGAAGTGGAGAGTTAACGATCCCAACTATATTTT